ATAACGATTGGTCAAGCAAGAACCATCACTGCATCACCAACCGCACCCTTCCCAGTTCAGTGAGGCCCACCATGCTCTACAGTAAAAACGGAAGTATTCCCAAGCCTGAGACTGACGGCACAGAGGGTTGGGTACAAGTGCCTGATGCACCGGACTGCCCTGAAGGTATGGAAGTTATTTGGTGGTCGCATGAGTGGGTGGTACGGCCACCAAAGCCAGCAGACAGGGCAGGTTACCAGTGGAACTGGAATCACGGCGATAAAGCGTGGGTGGAGTGCGCTTATCCGGTGACTGCTACGGAAGAAATCATTGTTGAAGTTGTCACCGCTGACAGCATTGGCGGCGACTCGCTTGGAGCATAAACCATGGATGCCAACGCTAGCGCTAAAGACGTGGAGGCTAAATTGTCAACTCATGAGGCGGTCTGCGCCGAGCGTTACGCAGGCATCAACGCAAGACTTAAACGCTTAGAGCAAATATTGATTGCATCAGCCGGCGCAATCATTCTTTTGCTTGTCAACACTAACTTAAAACTTTTCCACTGACATGTTTGATCTTTTATCCGGTGGCTTACTTGGTTCGATCTTTGGCGGACTATTCCGACTCGCGCCAGAGATTCTCAAGTTCATGGATAAGAAGAACGAGCGCAACCATGAGTTGAATATGTTTCAACTACAGACTGATCTTGAGAAAGTCAAAGGTCAGTTTCGTATGGAAGAAAAGTATGTTGATCATTCCATCGCACAATTGGACGCCATCAAGGCAGCGTTCAATGAGCAAGCTGAAACCGCCAAATCGGCCGGTTGGTTTGTGGCGGCCATCAGCGCATTAGTTAGACCTGGCATCACTTGGGCGTTGTTTTTCATGTATGCCGCAGTCAAAGTTGCGGCGCTTTGCATTGCCTTTCAAACGAACGCCAGTTGGTCTGAAGTGCTGACGCAAACATGGGACGCTGACGATTTTGGTTTGTTCAGCATGTGCATTTCATTCTGGTTCGTTGGTCGCTCGATTGAGAAGTACGGCAAATGAACGAAGGCATCCAAATCGCCAAAACGTTGCTAGTCATCCCGTTTGAGGGGTGCGCAAAGCGTTTACCCGATGGTCATGTGGCGGCTTACCCTGATCCTGGTAGCGGTGGTGATCCTTGGACGATAGGTTTTGGCACAACAGGTCCAGACGTTACACCAACAACCGTTTGGACGATGGCGGAATGCGAAAGCCGTTTGGACGCTCATCTTCGGCACTTTGCCATGGCACTCATTAAAGCATCGCCCACCATACTTTCCGCAGCGCCGCGCCGATTCGCCGCTGTCCTGTCATGGGTCTACAATTGTGGCTTGGGCAATTATCGGATTTCAACCTTTAAGCGACGTGTGGACGCCGGCGATTGGGCTGGCGCGCGAGAGGAGTGCGTAAAGTGGAACAAGGCACGCGGACGCGTCATGCGTGGCCTCACGAGAAGACGCGAAGCCGAAGCCATGATGATGAGATAACGCCATGCTTGCACCGTTAAAAATTCCGCCAGGGGTGTACCGGAACGGCACGAATTACCAAGCCGCGGGAAGGTATTGGGATTCCAATCTTGTGCGCTGGTACGAAGGAACGATGCGCCCGATTGGCGGGTGGGTGAAAGCGTCAGGCGATACGTTTTCAGGTTCAGCGCGCGGCATGTTCAGTTGGCGCGATAACGAATATGATCGTTGGCTTGCCGTTGGTACGCACTCCAAACTTTACGTTTGGAATGGCGGCAACTTCTATGACATCACGCCATCAGGTTACACAGTAGGACGTCAAAACTCATTCACGGGTTATGGGTACGGCGCTGCGAATTACGGTTTAGGCACTTATGGCACCAAGCGCACTGTTGGCGCTGAGTTGGACGCCACAACGTGGACGCTAGACAATTGGGGCGAGTATCTTGTTGCTTGCGCCAATAGCGATGGCAAGTTGTACGAGTGGCAAAACAACGTTGGCTCGATTGCCGCTGTCATCACGAATGCGCCAACGGATAACACGGCACTTATTGTCACGCCAGAGCGTTATATGTTTGCGCTTGGCGCTGGCGGCAACCCGCGTTTAGTGCAATGGTCTGACCAGGAAAACAACACAACCTGGACGCCATCAGGATCAAATACCGCGGGATCGTTAGAGCTTCAAACCAACGGTCGCATTTTGGCGGCTAAACGCGTGCGCGGTCAGGTGTTGATCTTGACCGAAACGGACGCGCACGTCATGAATTATCTTGGTCCGCCATTGGTATATGGTCAAGAAAAGGTTGGTTCGTTTTGCGGTTTGATTGGTCCGCAAGCCGTTGCCGTGATTGAAGGCGGCGCCGTTTGGATGTCAGATAAATCGTTTTTCTTATTCAATGGCCAACTTCAACCATTGCCATGCAGCGTTGGCGATTATGTCTTTACCGACATCAACCTTGATCAAGTGGCGAAGATTTATTCGGGACACAATTCGGCTTTTGGTGAAGTGTGGTGGTTTTACCCGTCAGCAGATAGCAATGAGTGCAATCGTTATCTGATTTGGAATTACCGCGAAAACCATTGGGCGATTGGCGAATTGGCGAGAACATGCTGGACGGATGCCGGTGTGTTCACCAACCCGCTATCCGTTGGCACTGACGGGTTCTTATACGAACACGAAAACGGATGGACTAACAACGGCACGCCCATCACGTCCACGCGTTACGCCGAATCAGGTCCAGTTGAAATTGGAGCTGGTGATCGTTTCATGTCGGTCCGCCAAGTGCTGCCGGATGAAAAATCACAGGGCCAGGTGAAGTTAACGTTTTATACGCAGTCAACGCCGGAGTCATCGTCAACAACGTATGGCCCTTACTCGATGCAACCTTACACCAATGTAAGGTTTACGGGTCGCCAGGTAGCGATGCGCGTTGTTGGCAATGCTGATGCTGATTGGCGTGTCGGAACGATTCGTTTGGATGCTGTAGCGGGAAGCGGACGATGAGACTACCCAATCCGCCACAAGATTACTCGGCATCCATTGAGCGCGAACGCAATCGAGCCATTGAAAGCGCTGATGCGTTGAATCTGAAGAAGTTGCAGGATGTCGAGTTTGTTGAAGGTGCGCGCTTGATTTTGCGCTCACCCAATGGAACGCGGTATAGCATTACGGTCAGCAATCTTGGCGTGATCACGGCAACGTCAATTTAGAGGCAAAACATGGCAACGAAAGCAGACATTCAAACGCTCTATCAGCAAACGTTAAACCGCGCGCCGCGTGACGATGAAGTCAATTGGTGGCTCATGTCCGCCAATAACGAAAAGTGGACACCGGCGCAATTACGCGGAGCGTTTCTGCGCGATGCCATTCCAGAGCTTTACACGTCAACGCTTGGACGTTCACCGAATCCTGATGAAGTGGCGTATTGGCAATGGGCGCAGGGTGAGTTGGCATCACCTGCTGCATTGCGTACCGAGTTTATGCGTTCAGCGCAACCCGAAATAGCGATCAACGCTGCAAGGCAAGCCGGCGCCAACAGGCAAATGCAAGGCATCACAGCAACAGGTTTAGCGGGTCGCACTTATACGCCATTCACTGGTGATTACACACGTTATGGCTTTGGACCTGAATCGTTGCTATTTACCAACACTGGCAAAGAAACGCCAATCCAGATTGTTTCTGGCGAAAAGTGGCGGACCTATTCAGGTGAACCGCCTGCCGGAGGTGGAAATATTGACACGATCACTGGCGAAGACACAACAGCCGGTGATGATGCGGACACGGATGACACCGTTGATGACAATGTTACCGGTGGTGGCGCTGGAGGTGGTGCGCCTGTTGGTGGCGGTGGTGGCTTGCTTGACGATACAGTGGTTGATGACAAAAAAGGATCGGCAACGATCAAACCTGGCGGCAGTCAGCAAGAAAATATTGTCATTGAAGGCCAGGATACGGTTGATACAGATTACACAAACAACCAAAACACAGAAGGTCTTGATGCTTTGGTCGATTTGATTGGATCTGGTAATGATTCAATTGGCGATTATCCAGAAGATGATCGAGCTGCATACAACCAACAAGTCACGAGTTGGTATCAAGGTTTGCTAGGACGCGCGCCAACGCAAGCCGACTTAAATTATTGGGGCGGCGAATTAGCCAAAGGTATTGACGCTGGCGCGATTCAGGAAAGCATTGGCACGTCACCCGAAGCCTTATTGAATCGTGAATATCGCATGTCGTTGGGTCGCACGCCAACGCAAGCCGATTACAACTATTGGCTTGGTGATGTGTATGGCCAAGGCACATCAATCGGTGACATACGCCAAGCGATCAGATCATCACCTGAAGCGCAACTGTTCTCTGGTTACAACACGGCAGCGCAAAACGTTCAACTTCAACCGTATGACTTTTACTTGAATCAGTTGACGGGTGGCGCGCCAGTGCAAGGTTTATTGTCAACGATCAATCAACCTCAGTTTGTCAACAATGGACTGCTGGCGACATCATGAATGCCTTTGATGCCGCCAATTGGAAACGCTGCATACCGATCATTGAATCCGCATTGCAATACAGCGGCGGCACGCATAATATCGACGATATTGAACGAGCAATTACCGCCAAAACGATGCAGTTTTGGCCAGGTGCGCAGTCAGCAGTCATCACAGAGATTCAGGTTTACCCTCGCCTCAAAGCGCTGCACTATTTTCTTGCTGGCGGGAACCTCGAAGAACTCGCGCGTATGCGTCCAATCATTGAGCATTGGGCCGAATCAATCGGATGTCAACGAGTTACGTTAGCCGGAAGACGAGGTTGGATTCGTTCGTTTTTGGCGGATGAAGGTTATCAAGAGAAATGGGCTGTTATGTCCAAGGAGTTGAAGAAATG